TGTTTAGCTAAATATCCGATCTTTTTGTTAGCACCCGCATCTGGAGATACCAGAAACGGCCCCTTTTTATCTTCTGGAGATAAGGCTTCTAATAATGTTATTTTAGGATATATCTTATTTAGACATATTCCTACAAACCTATGGTTATTCATAACTGTACAGTTATCCAATAGAGAGGGAGTCACATCACTGTGAGCATCGAAAATAACAACAGTATTAAACCCCATCGAATTAATTATGTCTGCATACACCTTAACCGCTAAAGCCTCACCTTCATTACATACCCGGTCTTGCCGCGCTCCAGGAAAATACGGTATGAATAGATATAATTCATTTATAAGATACAGTCTACGTATAGCATCTACAGCCATTTGCAGTAATAATAAATCATTTCCAGAGTTTATACGTTGTGTTATTAGTACTGATATTTTACCACGAATACTAATGCCAGGGTCATTATCGTAGTGATACTCGTACCTTATTTTTATATTAGGTTCTCCTCCCGAAAATGTAAACTCTTCAAACTCTATTATATCATTCTCTTTGGCCCCATAGGGATTAAATCCCGGTGTTAAATTCAAAAACTTCATACTCCTTCTTTTTTGTAAATGTAATAAAAAAGGCGACCCATTAAGATCGACTTTCTAATTTATAATGATTCTAAATAAAGAGAGTAGATCCAACACTCTACCCCCATATATGAATATATCATTTTACTGGACATGCTCCAGATTCACATCCGTCAAACTCATCCATCTCACCATCTTTAATTTCAATAGAGGTGATAGGAGTTACTTTAGCCGATAATTCAGCATAACGTTCCTTTGTAATAGGTTCAAATGGAGCTTGTTGGAATCCATGACCGCTATATAATAAGAAACTAAGAGTCTTAAATCCATCTTTGAAATTCTCCTCTACATACTTCCTAACTCTAGGAATATCTTCTTTTTTGTAGTAGGCAGTAACAGATACAGAATTATCAGACCATTTTTCTTGCATAAATTGCACCATCTTTAACTGATCCATAATATCTACATCTTCTGCAGATGGGGTACCTTCAGGATATTCACATGGAAATTCAACTACGAATGTTGTTTTATCTTCTGTACCATCAAATCCTTTTTGGTACTCAATATGATATCCATGTTGTCTACATACATCTACCAAACTAGAGTCTGAAGAGATTCGTATTCTTCTGATGAACTGACATCCAGATGTAGCAGGATGTACTCCAGATGTTACTCCTGCCAATAATGATAATGTTCCAGAAGGTTTAACTGTAGTTAATTTGATACTCTCCGGGAATCCCATTGCTGCCGAATACTCTTTATCATAAGCTCTTAACTTTTTATAGCAGGTATCTAACCAGCTTAACTGTTCTTCACTGCACATCATTACTCCAGTGATACCGATACCCATTCTCATATTCTTATTTACTATAGCCTCTGTCTCTTTATTATGGCAACTTAATGTTAATGAGTGTTTATTTACTCTATATAACATCTTAGCTACATTAAATAATTCCTTTTCGGAAGTAATATTAGGTAGATAAATCTCTGCTAGACAGCAAGTTTCCCAAGGTTCTAGGCTCTGTTCAGCACAAGGATTGTACCCTTCTACGTTTGGATCTGGATATTCGGTTTCTCCTAAACGGCCAACTTTCTTAGATAACTCAATATTCACTAAACCATACGGCTCTCCCTGTTCATAGGTATCCCAAAATTCTTGAGGTAGTAATTTACCATCCGGGCAATCCACCGAGTTATTAGACATAGCTCTCCAATTCGGTATACTCCCTAAATCCCATCTCTTAGCTTTTAAGTATTCTAAATCATCATAGTCGCCAATAGCAATCTGTGCAGATCTTCTAACATTACCTGCTACTACTATACTTCCTATGATATTCATAATATCTAAACAATCAACAGGTCTAAGTCTTTTACCTCTTCTATTATCTAATACTCCAGCAATGTTTTCCATTCCTTCTACAAGTACCTCTGGACCAGAGGCAGTTCCTCCAAAACCTTTAATAGGTGCTCCGGCTCCTCTATTAAGTTGCGTACTGTATGTAAACCCTTCTCCAGAATAGAAATAGGATTTTAGAACTTTACCTAATAATTTAACCCATCCTTCTCTAGTATCTGGAACAATATAATCAGCAGATGCATCATCCAACCTTACAATCTTTACCTTACCTTTTCTAACTTTAGGTAATTGGTATACATGCTCTTTCTTAATAGAATATCCAACACCGGATCCTAACATTAGCATATCCATAGCCCATGTAAAAGGACGGATAGGAGTATCTATCACTGTAAAAGCGCAATTCTGTAAAGAGGGAAGTCCTAATTTATCTACCGTCTTAGTACCTAATTGCCACATAAATCTCCCTGCTACAGATCCTTTCATAGAGTAACGCATTTCTCTGTACTCATCTTGTTCTTTAGGAGTAAGGTGCAACTTTAATTGTTTATCTATACCTCTCAGTTCCCTTTCTACAGTATCTACAAACTCTTCTGTAGATCCGTCTTTGTTAGATCTTGCATATGTTCTTTTATAAGTTATGTACCCTAGCGGTCCCCACTTTATTTCTTGATTACCTTCGTTCATCGTGTGTTTTAATTAATTTTGTTTGTTAATATCATGTAAAATTGCTAAATGTTCATATAGATCATTTAGGTGAGTAGCCATTACGAATTGACCCTCTCCAGCCCAATACAAATCGAACTCATCTCTAGGTATAAGAGCCCAAAGACCTGTATCAGGATTATAATGAAATACATAATCATATAAATAATCTTGGTTTTCTCTAATCATAGTAAATCTGAATTAAATTTTTCATCTTCTAAGATTGGAGGAGAACATAACTCATTAGTTTTAGGTATATTAATACCTAAATTCTCTTCCATTTCCCATCTAAGTAAATGACTCTTGTTTAGAATCTTAGTGATAGGGTTTTCTATATTGGCATTTGTAAACTTCTTTATTAAATGCTTTAGTTTAGGACTTAATTCAGAATACTCACCATTTAAGAATTTGATACGATCCGCTTCAAACTCTTCAGGTATTCTAAGTTTTACCAAGGTATATCCTATATCAACTTCTTCATGCGATACATAACAAGGTCTAACTCTCAGTCTCTGCATAAATGATTCCCATGCTATCTCTGTCTTTATTTTTAGGAGTAGGTATACATAATTACCTAACTTCCTACCTTTAATACCGATAAATGAGTTTACTAAAAAGTTACCTCCTACTCGTATTCCTAGTGTATGTGCAGGTTCGCCTAAAGCAGGTAACATAAATAGGGTTGTTTTAGTCCAATCAGAATAAGTAGCCCCTATAAGATGTCTCTTTTCTGGATGTTTAAGCTTTACCTTGTGTATCATTCTATCATTTTAACTATTCGTTTTAACTTAGATATATAATTCGGGTCTTGAGCATACCCCTTCTTTTTTAGAAAGGTGTAATAATCTCCTCCTTTATACCACTTTGATTGCCAGTTCTTATAATAAGTAACTGACTCTTGCCAGGTGCTCCATGACTTGTATTTACCTTTCCAGTAAAATCCAAATATATTGTTACCATCTTGGGAACAATTAGAACATTTATACCATCCTGTTTCAAGTATTGACTGCGCTAAAACAATGTTATAGAACTTAACATCTTGCTTAAGTAACTCAGCCTTAACCTTTTCTACAGAGGGCTGTGCGCTACACACCATTCCGTAAAACAGGGTAGCTAATATAAGAAATTTTCTTATCATAAATACTATTTAGTTATACAAAAATTCTTCTAAAGTTCGAGGTTTATATTTTAATCTACGAGCTTGTTTTCCAGAGTCGGTTAATAGATACCGTTTCGGTGTAAATGACTGCTCAAATAATTTCTGAACTTTTATTTCTTGGATATAAGCACCAAAAGAATCATATACCCACTTTTGATTAATTCTAAATAATCGTGTCATATTATTCTGGTCAAATATAGGTTTTATCTCTATGGTACTTATTATATCTCCTTGAATAGGCTCTACATGATTATAGAAAGGTGCAGATTTATTCTTTGCTTCTTGTAGGGGACGTACAAAAACATCAAGAGCTTTATATAACCAAAATATTTCAAAATCAGCTGTATAGTGATGTGCATGTAACAATGTAGTATCTATAAGTTTATCTTTTGTTTTCAACTCCTTTATATAACTACTTTTAACAGATTCTGTAAGTTGGTATTTTGCAGGTTGTGAAGTGTATTCTTCCACATATCCTGCGTGTTTAAGTTCATCCAGGTACCAACTGAAGTAAACCTCTCCGTTACTATCTAGATCCCCTGGATTATATCTATTTTTCATATCTCTAATTTATCTATTAATTTCTTAGCACTGCCTACTCCATATCTAACACAATAATCACTTAAATCCTTACTACCATGATTCGTTAGCATATAAGCAGGTATACCATATTCATCTCTAAGTCTCCATGCAGTATGTTGTCCTGCTCGGTCCCAATCGTAGTTAGATACTACATGAGTAAATCTATTAGTAAACTCCTCTATTATTTCTGGGCCGGGAAAGAATACTTCACTATGAAACGCTATAGCAGGTATTCCAAATTCGTAGAGTACCATAGCATCTTTTAGCGACTTAGTAATAACTAGAACATCACCTGTCTTTGGTAACTGTGAATAGCCCTGTATTACATCTCCACTATTACTACACCACTTAAACTTCTTATTAAGAGGCTGGTAGATTTTACATTTATCTCCAAAGAAGTATACAAATCCTAAATCTTGTATAGAGAATCGATTCTCATTAATCCAGTAATGTGATATATTATAGACATTGAATTTATCTAGTGTTGTTAAAGATATTCCATACTGTTTCCAGTAATTCTCAGCTTCCGCACCCCATAATGCAGTACGTACCTGGATTACCTTTTCCCTAGCAGCTTCTTTGATGTAACTGTCTACTTCTGAATCACTTGTACCGATAACTCCCATAGAAGGTAGTAATACTTCTCCTCTCTTTAAACCTAATGCAAAATCAGTATCAATAATACATAAAGCTTCATAATATGTAGCATTGAAACGCATTTTAACGAAATCTATTGAATCTCCTTTATCCCCTCGTGTTATATCTTTCCATCTAAGTTTATTAGAATACTTACACTTAAATATAGAAAAAGAAGGGTTCTTATCAGGTCTAAACGGAGAAGAAATAGTTTTCCCTATTGTAGGAGTATATCCCAGATAGTAACTGTATATATCTAAATCAGATACTTTATTAAATATATCTGAAGATCTAATTGAAGTGTCATTATTACCAAACATAAGCGGATTAAAAAGGGGACTTATTAGGTCCCCATTAGTTAGTTAAGTAGGTGTGTATCAGTAAGTTGCTAAAACGGAAGATCCTCTACATCGCTCTCCTGTTCAAATACATTGCTAGGAGCCATAGTGCTTTTAGGTGTAGTAGGTGCGATTAAACCCTCATCTCCATATACCTTAAACTCTAGACTGTTCTGATAATCTGCATTGAACTTAGTCCAATCTCCATTAAGAGCTTCAGTGAACTTCTTGTTATTATTGTCCCACCAAGTTCTACCTGTGAATTTAGTATAAACATCTTGGTACTTTTCATCCTTAACACCTAACATTACAACAAATGAAGCTCCGGAATTGGTAGCAGGTAGGGATTTAATCTGAGAAAAATCTCCATTAAATAAAGCATCCATATCTTCTACCCTACATTCCTGATCCCTCTTAAGATTCATCCAATTCTTTAATATTCTGCATAGGTCTTCTTCCCCCTTACATGTAGGACGAGTACTAGGTATATCCATTCTATTATAAGGATCTTTATACTTTGCCTTACCTTTAGGTTTCTCTAACCAACCGGCCCCTCCAAACTTATCTATAACCTGTATCTTACCTGTATTCTTAGAAATCCAGTCTTCATTAGTAATCCAAATAGCCATCTTAGCTCTGATTACATTTAATGGATCCATATTTTTTAGGTGAAAATCAATTCTAATTCTAGGAACTCCATCTTTAGATGTATCTACATAAGTAGGTTCTACATCTCCTTTCTTACCCATAGCAGTTAATTCCGCAGCTGTTGGGTTAATCGCTTCAATTCCCATATTACACAATCCTGTGTATAATTTTCTTTCATTACTCATACTTCTATTTTAAATTGTTCATTAATTTATCAATATATAATCTACAGCCTTTAACTCGCTGCTCTATTTTCTTTACATCTTCATCGTTACGTTCTATATCAAACACCTTAATTCTTTGATTATCTGGTAGATGGCTAAATATAAACTTCTTTTTAAACTCTTCAAATTCTGGTCTCTCTTCTCCTAACCTATTATACTCATCCATAACTAAAAGATCTGGGGTATCCATTAAGACATAGACTACTTTATACTTCTTAGTATTCGTTAGATGCATATATACTTGCGCTTGCCAGTAATAATCCTTTTCAGGTAGCTCCTCTTCAAATAAAGGGAATGTAGATCCATCCCAAGGACATTTAACATCTATTAGCATATCTTTTAGGATAACATCTGGAGTACCTTGCATAAATTTACCAGGAAAATGTTTTTCATTTTTCAACACAAATCCTAAATCAAGTACTTCAGCCATGTAGTCAATGGCCTGCTCTTCTACTAAATTACCCTTAGCTGTATACTTACTATGAAATTCGTCTTCGTCTGCACCGTAAAGTTGTGTTTTAATCCATTTCTTACAGATAGTCTGAGCACCTTTTGGTATTTCTACACTGTCTCTCTTATCTATAAGCCTTTGTAATTCCTTTTCTTGGGTAGCAGATAACTTTTCACGTTTAGAGTAATCCTCTATCTTTTCTAATTGTTTAGTAGTAAGTCCAGTATCAGCCATAATAGAGCCACACTTAGAGGCTCTTATCACAAACTCATTCATATTACTTATCTAGTAATCTTTTCTTATTGGCCGCAGAGATCTTATATTTAGTCTCGATCTGTTCAATAGTAAAGGACTTATCTTTTAGTGCTTTAACTGCAGCATCCCACTTTTTCTTATCAGTAGGTACCAATTCAGGAAGAGCCGGAGCAGTTTCTCTAACTCTGATACATTCGATCATCTCCTTAGTTTTCTTATCTTCTATTAAGGTAGAATATAAAGTAACTTCCTTACCTATCCAGTCCTGTACTCTAGGACTACCAAGTACCTTAGTTATCATTTTACCATTAGTAACATTTAAAACCCAAGGATTCTGACCTTCTAATTCTACAATAGGACGTATATCTTTCATACCTCCTACTCCTGTTACTTCTCCTTCCTCTACGCTGAGGATCTTAACTTTTAAATCTTTACCTTCTGGTATGTCCCATGCTCCAATGTAATCACTAGGCATTAAGGCTCTCCAATGTGTTCTTTCTTCACTCATATTATTTGTTTTTATTTATAATCTGAAATTATTATATACTGAGCTTTTATTAATTTAATAGGAATACCAATAAATGCAATTACTGCTTTACTTTCCCATACAAGCTCTGATTTTTTACCTATCAATTTACATATATGTAAATAAGAGGATTTTTTAGCTGTGAGTATCTTTACCATTCTGCAAACTTAAGAATTTTTTATCGTTTCCCAAAGCTATTTGTAAATGAATTAAATACCCTATTAGGTCTTCAATACTATCCTCTGTATCTTCATTTATACCTACAGACTTAATCCTATTTAGCTTATCATCTAATCTGCCCAGTATCCCTGCTATAAGGTCTTTTTGAAATACATTTATAGGGTTTTGCAAACTATCTCCGTAAGCTATATTTTTCTGGATAAGCTTCTCAGTCAGCCCTACCATATAATCCTCTATTCGGATATTTGTGTCGCTATGTTTATAAGCACTTTCTCGCATATTCACTGTTTCTATTTTCATATTAATCAAAATCAAATTCTCCACCGCCTTTTGCTTCGCCTAGTGTATCGTTCGGTGGATCATCTCTACACTCGGTCTCTTTACTTAATTTCTTTAGAACTTTATGTAAATGCATAAAGTCTTGTTGACTAAAACTATCTCCACAGGCATTGTACATCTCAGTAACTTGTTTCTGATTAGCATCTCCTGTAGCAGGTAATTCTACAAAATCTCCAGTTTTACCGTTTATAGATAAACTAACTGTAACATCTGCTATAGTATTACGAGATGCAAGAATATGTAAACTTCTATAAGATTTTCCTATCTGAGTTATCTGGTATCCATTATGTCGTTCCAGATGAGAAAATACTGTAGGGTTGAATAAAGCTAATACGATAGTAGCGTCTTCTGCTAAAGACCCTGTATCTTTAAAGTCCTCTAAAGTAGGCTTTAATTGCTCTCCATTGAATTTTAGACGTTCTGTACTACCTATAGATCTATTGAACTGAGATACAACTACAGGAGAAAATTTACATCTATTCCTAAAGAATACCATATACTGCGATAGTTTATCTATATTTTCTTTTTTACTTAATCCTTTTTCTTTTTTCAAGAGTCCTACATGATCTACAATGATAGTAGTGAATAAATCTGGATCATTTTCTATATAACCTACAATACGTGGATATTCTTTACCGTCTATAGTATAATACTCCCTAATAAACTCTCCATGTTCTTCTGCATAAGTAAAAAGATGATGATGAATACTTGAAGGAGTAGATTTATCTTCTATAAAATCTATTATACCTTTAGTTTTCCTTCTTCCATTCTCATCATACTCTCCAAATAAAGGTACAATATGATTAGTATACACCTCTCGTACCTTTTCTCTGTGTTCTTTAGTTATTTTATTATCCCCTCTAGAAAATACATAGCTACTATCTACATCTATACCATAATCATAAAGTAAAAAGAATGCAGTAAACTTAGCAATAGTCTCTAATCTACTAATTTCAAAGCTATAATAAATAATATTATGTTTCTCTGCTCCGGATAAATAAGGGTATAACACATGTCTAAAGTTTGTAATTGCAGTCTTGCCTGATTTTGCGCTCGCTCCTACTAGTTCAAATACCCCTTTCTGCTTATTGTTGGTAAACTTATCGAATTTAGGAAGACCCGATTTCATTCCACCATGTCTTCCCTCGAAGCCTGCATCAACTTCTGCTAAAAAATCACTCATAAGTCTCCTCCTTATTAATTATTATAATCGCTGTTCAAATGACCGTTTCGGTTCAGCTTCCCCGTCCTTAATACTATCAATCTCTGCAGCTAATGTGCTTCCGGCTCCTTGCTTGTAAATAAAGTAAGAACTGGTTTTCATATACTGATACTGCTGCAATTTTAACCTATCAACATAAGCAGCCGTAGCAGTTAATATCTCATTGACAGTATAGCCGTAATCCTTAATGAATTTCTTAAGTTTCTTCTCCATATCCTTCAGATTGGACCGGACTGGTTGATTACCTGTTTTTACACCTTTAGGGAATATGTTACGCATCGCTTCAGCTAATGTGGCTATATTAATTCTAGCCATATTATTCTTGACTAATTTTCTACCTATAGATGTTAACTGACCCTCTTCATCTAGTGCTCCTGCTGCTCTAAGTTTTCTACAATCCTCTATGTAGGACAGATAAGAATTATCCGCAGTAAAAATCGAAATATTATTAGCTTTCATAACTAACGTGCAGTACATGTTAGGAGTCAACCCAGCTTTGGTCAACTCATTTAAGTCAATCTCTATTTTCATGTTCAGTGTTTTTAAAGATTTATATCAGATAGGGTAGCTTTAACAAAGGCTTTATTAGTAGAAGTATTTGTCTGACCTTCGCCTTGACATACACTGCACTCTAATACATCCTCTATTTCTTCTTCCCATACCTTACCTTCTCCGAGACATTTATAACACGGTGCCTCACTTTCATTGTCTTTCTTCATACCCCAAAGTTAGTAAAATATTATTATTATACCAAAAGTTCCGCATTAAAACGGGCAGATATCTTCTTTAATTAACTCTAGTTTTGTTCTTAAATGAGTTAAAGATTTAAACTTACCCCTAATAGTGTAACCAATGCAGCTATTTTTAATTACTTGCTTTATCAATCTTCCAGATTTTGAATTGTAGCAT